AGCTTCTTCTTTAGCACCACTTTCAGTTGCCCAGTCATTTTCATCATAATTACCTACACTTCTACTATTAATACAAGTGTATATAATATCTCCATCAATCCAAGTATCTCCCGCATTATATGGAGTACTTGGTTTTGAAGCATAGTGCCTGCTGACTTCTTTATATGCATCATTAATATTATCTTCTGCTTCTGATATTTTTCTATTTAAATAGCCTAAATTTACTACATCCTCATCATAAATAGGTTCTGACATCATTGTCGTTTTTGGATATATAGAATTTGCATATACTTTTGATAATACTTGTTTATCTCCATTTTTTAATCTATATCCAATAATCAGTTTTGAATTAGTTGGATTGCTTGTAATTGATACTCTTTTAATATTCTTTTTGTTTGTAGTATTATTTAAATCTAATATAACGGAGTTCCATTCTGATTCCACATTTTCATCAACATCTTTAAATCTATCTATATCGTTATTATCTCTAAATTTACATACATTTCCATTCTTATCTCCAAAATATAGTATATTATTCCATACAAACCATATTCTTATTGGTAAATTAGTAAAATAGAACCACTCATACTGATAATCACTATATCTAGAATTGATATTTGTCGTCTTAAACCTACTGTCTGCCATATATACATGATTATTAATTGCTAAATAATACTTACCATTATTAACAATACCAACTGCATTCTCTAAATTCTCTTCTTGCTTTAATTTATTATCTATATAATAACTCTTATGATATACATATCTTTCATCTGACAAAGTATCTGTATTTAAAGAAAAGATTCCATTTTGTGTTAATATTAATGGTTCATTAATTAAAACATCATGTGCATATTTTCCTATATTTCCTTCACCTTTTGTACTACCTTCAAGAGGAAATACCTCACTTCCGTTATAAGTACCATAACCTATATAAAATATGGTACTATCTGTATCGGATACATTCTTTAACACAGCTAGCTTTCCATTATTCAATTTAGCTAAACCTGTTATCGGTACTACTTCTAGACCAATTTTTATAACATTTTCAACAGGAATATAAGTAATATCATTCAAATGTGAATATGTTACTATATTTTTGTAATCTGGATTGCCCGTTAAAAAAGCCCTATTATTTGCACCTGCATATCCATACACACACATCATTGTACATTTATTAATTTGTGATTTATTACTATCATTTACCTTTTTAAATTTTATTCTAACATTATCCCTTCCATCTACAACGGGTTTTCCGATAGCATTTTTAAAAATGACTTGCCCTTTGGTTAAATCAACTGTATAATCACTATTTTTAGATTTTAATATCCACTGTGCATTATCATTTAGAACTTCTACTATTTCTACTTCATCAATATTTACTTCATCTAACTGATATATTAAGTCAATTTCATTACTAGTAAATAAATTAATTCTACTATCTTGCACCAAATTAACTTGTTCATACAATTGACTCTGTAATCCATTCGGACTTCTAGCTATTTGAGTTGTTGGAATGTATCCAATTTCATCAAGATACTTTACTTTATTAGTTGACTCTAATAAATCATATATAACAGCTCTTTTTCCATCCAGAATAAGCAATTTTGAATTAATAATAACCCCTTGAGATATTGTATCTAACAATCCTGATAAAATTTCAGTATAACTACTAAAATCTGTTTTCATTTCATATAATTTTGTACCACAATGAACGATAAAATACTCTCCTGTAATAGTATCTACATTCCATATACCATTGATATTTGCTTTTTCCCCTAAATAGGCAAGAACTCTATATCCATTTCTTTTTTCGACGGTTCCATTATTATTAATAAAATTATATCCTTTTGGTGTTCTTCTTCTATCAATATCTGAAAAAGCAGAAGAAAAATCCACACCTAAAAAACCATTCAAATTTGCTGTATATGTAGTTGGAGATGATGGAACATTAAAACTCGCCATATCAATATACCTCTTTTATACTTTCTTGATTTTCTACATTATAATATAAATCTTGCAGTGCTACTTCAAATTCATTTCTATAAGCTGTTGCTTGTGATATATCATCATCTTTATACAACTGGCTTGCAATATAAAGAGGAATCAGTACACAAGCTTCTTCTGGCAAATCAATCTCCTCATCTAAAGCTGTTTCAGAAGTAATAGGTTCCAATTCCTTTTTCAAGTATTTATTCTTTTTCTCATTATATTCATACATATTTGTTACATAAGCTTTAATTCTATTAATTGCTTCATTACATACATAAGGCATTGCACTTAAATACCATTTGCAATCATCATCTTTCTTTAATTCTTGTAAATCACTTACTTTTATCGGTTCATCTTTCGCAAACATCTTTTGTAGTGATACAATTTGTATTTCTCCCCAAGTCATAATTTTCTCCTTTCACTTTTGCAAGATTTGAACTTGCTGTCTTCCTTTAAAGTGATATATTAGGCTAGTTTATACTAGCCCTGCATTTTTTAGTTGTTCATAAACAGCAATAGATACTTCTGTTTCTTCTCCTCTTATGACTTTTGCATATTTTTCATTTATTCCAACAATAATTTCTTTATCTTTTGGATTTAACTTATCAATAGGAATATGAACTTTTATAGTTTTCTCTTTCTTTACTTCTTGTTCTGTATTTTTGATTTCTTGCTCAACTTTTTTTGTAGCCATTTTCTTTCCACCTTTCTTTACTTCTTGTTCTGTATTTTAAGGGGTTATTTAACCCCTTTTCTATGCTTTTACGCCAGTTTCTACTCTTACTAATGCAAGAGGTTGAGTAATAACAGCTGTAAAGCAATTTTTCCAACCAGCTGATGCTCTTTGGTCTAATGGGTCTGCTGAACCTGCTGAGCCATTTGGTTTTACAATTATCTCAGGTTTTCCAGCTCCTCCTTCTAGGTCAACACAAGCATATGCATCTTTTCCATAAGCATAGGCAATATGTACATCTATTTTAGTATCGGCAGTACTAGACTTAACAGTACTTAAATTAGTAGATTCATAAAATTTCATACCATGCATTCTACCAAGTTCGCCTTTTTCCATTTGTTCTGGTTTAGCATATTTAGAAACATCAAGCCATGCTGTATCACTCATTAAATCATAAGCAATATCAGGGTCGATTTGCATATGATAATATCCATCTGGAAATCTTTTAGCGTTAGCATTTTTAAGTTTTCTAACTATTTTTTTAATATCATCTGCTGTTAAATTTTTAGTTGTAGCTGTTTCTAATCCTGCTCTTGTTGTAGCACCTCCTGCAAAATATACGTTTGTGCCTCCAGAAATAGCACTTTGTATTCTTGTATCAACAACTTCTCCCGCTTCTTCTCCTAATAATTCAGATGTTTCTGTAATTACTGGATCAATTCCTGTCATTTGAATTAAATCGGAAATTAAAACATAATCTCCCTCTTGTGCAACTGTTGCTGTTACAGTTGTAATATTTAAGTCATTTCCATCTGGCGTCTTGCCTTCTGTTAATGATGCACTTGGCGCTGTTAATGAATTAAATTTTCTAAAATTCATTGTTCTTCCTGAGTTTTTAGGTAATTTTTTCTTTTGAGCATCCTTATAAAAATTTAATTGTGGTAATAACCTTGTTAATAAAGTTTTCTCATAAAAAGTCTTATCCTCTGCTGATAATTGATTTTGATTTGTTACATTTGTTATAACTTGTGTTTTTGTAGCCATTTTAAATTCCTCCTTATTTTTTATTTTTTGGCAATAAAAAATAGCTACCTAATTGGTAACTATTTTAATTCGCCATCTTTGGCTTTTTGAATATATTTTTCAAATTGTTCTGGTGTCATGTTATTCCAGTCCAACTCTTGTGCTTCACCCTCTTGTATTGCTCCAGGTGTTGCAGTATTATTTGCTACAATCTTCTTAGCAGTTTCTACTGATTCTCTTTTATATTTATTTACTAGTTTTTGATAATCCTCATATATTTGTGCTAGTGGGACTTTTCCTATCTTTCCATTTGCAAATAAATTAAAATCCTCATCTTTACTAAGCTCTTGTAACTTGTCTGAAGAATACTTGTCAACAAAATCTTTTGTATCTTCTTGATACCATTTTGTTTGTTTTTCTTCCTCATCTTGTTTAATTTTATTTTCGGCTTCTTGTCTAGCCTTTTCTTTCTGTAATTCCCTATAACCGTTTATAGGGTCTTTTCCTTTTGAATCTAACTCATACATATCTAAATATTCTTGAACATCATAATCATCTTTTATAGTCTCTCCCGTATAAGGATTTTGTCTTCCTATATAAGACTGAACCTTTCCTTGTGCAAGCCCTTGCTCATAAGCTTCTTTTCTCACTTGCTCAATTTTAACCTCTGCTTCTTTTTCTGCTCTTAATCGTGCTTGTCTTGCATACTTATTATCTTCGTTAGATTGTTCTGTCTTTTCCTCTAATGTTTGTTCTTCTGAATTATCAGAAGCTGTTTCTTCTGCCTCATTTTCTTCTTCATTATTTTGTTCAGCTTCTTCTGCAACATCAGTAGCACTTTCAGCTACTTCTTCTTGCTCAGCGACCTCAAGATTGTTTGCGCTTTCCATTACTTCATTTTCTTCCATAGTTTTTGATTTCCTTTCTGTTTTTGAGATTTTTTCGCTATTCTCCTGCGAATTTATATAAAAAAACAACCTTATTTATTAAATAAAGTTGTCATCTATATCATAGATTGTACATTTGCTTCTTGTTGCGCTAATTCTGGTGCTGGTGTTTCAGCTTGCTGAATAATTTGCATTACATATTGTAATATTTGTGGATTTTGTGCTATCTTTTCACTAATCTCTGGTGGTAATAATTTATTTTTTCTAATTTGTTTTAGTTTAGCCTTAAATGGCATTGCTGTATCTGGATATAATTCAATATAATCATCAAAAGTAATATCTCCTCTTTGTAATGCACTTTCTAATAAATTAATGCTTAAACTTTCACTATAAGCACTTCCTGCTCCAACATCTATTGTAGTCTCAAATTCCATATCAGAATACATTGCGCCATTAAATATATCGCTTTGTGCTTGTCCGTTTTCATCTTCTACTACATACTCTATATTAAAATTATAATATGCTTTAAAAAACTGTTCCCACACTCTTGCTATTTTTTCATGTACTCTCCAAAATCTTCTTTGCATATCTTCAATTGGAACCTTTGCTTGTGTTTGTAGTGCTACAATTGCACTTCCACTCATATTACTGCCTAATATTTCCCCATTTGCAACTTCTGTTGCACCTGTTACCATTCTTGTAACCTCAATTAATTTATCTGCTATATTAAGTGGTGTACTACTAAAATTTGGTGGATTTAAATATCTTATTCCATCAAAGCTAGGACTATAGTCTGTTATAACTTCTCCTGGTGCATTTGTTATTTGCTTTCCTTGTAATGCTCTTGGTCTTATTAATACTTTTGGGAATCCTAAATTTTGCGTTGCCATTTGCATCATAGCATAATCAAAATTAATGGCTTTTTGAGTAGGCATTAAGGCTTCAACTTCTCCTCTTCCATAAATGCTTTTTTCTCTTTCCCTATAAGAAGCTACTATAATAGGATATAAAGTTATTCTAAAGTTTTCCTTTTTTTCTACTTTATCTATATCTACTTGTTCTAAATCCTCGTTTGTGTTATCTTCTTCATCTATCTGTAATTTTACATTTTCTGCATTTGGTGTAAGAGCTGTCTCTGGTTGTATTATCATATTTTGAGCACTTTTTATATAGTAAACTTCACCATTTTTTCTAAAATACTTTGTCAATACAGTTGCGTATTCTTCTCCTGTTTGCTCTTCTGCATCATAATTTTTCTCTGTATCATCGTCTGAGGTAATTAGTTCTGCTTCTGTTTTTGTAATTCCATTGTTTATTGCTATATCTTTTAAGGTTTTTACATTTTCTCTGCTTTGTATAATAATCCATTTTTGTTTTTGTTCATCTTTTTGTTTTGGATTTGCAAAAACAATACTTAATGGTTCAATAATCTGTCCATTTAATCCTCCATCAAATTTAGCTATACCAGTCTTTTTCTCTTTATCCCAAAAATAATGAAATATATATGTTCCCTTTGTTAATCCATCTAATATTGCTTGATTATCTAAATCTTCCTGCTTGATTTCTTTTCTAATATGACTAGCAAAATTAGTAAATGATGTTGCTCCTTCTGTTGCTTTTCCTCCCTCATCTTCACTATATATAAGTGGTTTATAGATAGTTGATATTTTACTTGATAATATATTGGCTTTTTTACCATTTACAATATATTCTATAATATTAATGACTGGTCTTGGTAAATTTTTCGTTCTCTCTGTTGCTGGAGCCCACTGTCTTCCTTCCAAAAAATCCACACATTGTTCACAAGTTTCTTTTAGTCTTATTTTCTTTTGATATTCTAAACCTTGTTGCCATTCATTCCATATGTTTTTTGCTAGTTCTTCTCTTGTCGTCTTCTCTTGCATAATTGGCTATTCTCCTTTCGTCTCTATTCCTGTTAAATACTCTTTTAATATATCTTCTTGATTTACTTGTTTCGATAATATTTCTTCTTTATTTACACCATTTAACCATTCATCTAATATTTGTTCTTGTGTTATTTTATCTTCTTCGTTTTGTCTTTCTTCTTTTTTACAGTTTTTTAGCTCCAATACCTTAGGTATCACAAAAGGTGTTATTCCTAATAAATAACCAATTATAACTGCTACTAATACCATATATCTTCCTCCACTTCTTCTGTTTGTAATTCAAACGGCAATTCTTGTTTTTTAAGCACAAAAATAGGTTCTTGTGTCCAATAAACACAAAAACCTCTTATTGCATCTGGTCCATGAGTTATCTCATGTGGCTCATTTGCTACATCTCCTATTTTTTTATCATCATGTTGTAGTTGTGGTATACATCTAATTAAATTCTTACAAGTATTAAATATCTTAAGTCTAGCTGTATCACAACCTTGTTCATCTTTATATACTTTTAGCCATTCCTTCATTTGTAGCCAGCCCTGTACTCTATCATTATTAGTTTTGTATAAATCTATATTACCTTCTGCAAAAATATCTGCTGTACTTTTACCCGTTTCTTTGTGTCTGTTCCAAAGGTCGAGTGGTGCTAAATACATATATACATTTTCATTAGTCATTTCTTTTATTTTATCTCTTGCCTGTGATACTAACAAATTACTTTCATATACTTCTCTAAATACATATCCATTGTTTTGATAATCTACTGCTATCCAATATCCAGCTAGTTTGTCTAGTCCATAATCCATTACAAAATATATATACCAATCTTTAGGAATTTCAAATGGTTCTATAACATGAATGTTCCTTTTAAACTCTGGGAAGAATTGTCCTTCATAAACATCCCATTCTCCATAAAGCATTGCTCTTTTTCTATCTTCTGGTAAACTCTCTAATGCTTTTACATAGTCTGGGTCATTTTTCATTATGTATTCATTTTCAAATACTAATGCTGGTATAAATAAGTAATCTTCTGGATTCTCGTTTTCTTCATACTCTTTATCTATAAATAATCTTTTTACCCAACTATGTCCAACTCCCCCGAGGATTACAAGTTAAATATATTCTTGGTTTTACCTGCTTCTTACATTGTCCCGATAGTCTGTTACTTTCTTTTAAACAATTAAATTGAAATTCTGTAAAGTGTGTAGCCTCTTCTATAAATATTGCTTCATATGCTTGTCCTTGATATTGTAAAACATCATCTTCTGAATCGCAATATCCTAATTTTATTCTACTACTATTTGGAAAGTTAAATACCTTTTCTTGGCTTCTCCATGTGGCTACTTTATCATCTTGTTTGCACTTTAATTCTTTTTGTAGTGGTGTAACATGATTCTCTAATAACTCTCCATATGTTCTTCTTAATAATAATATTTGTATTCCTGGATAATACAATGCTAATAATATTGCTTTGATTCTTGCAACAAATGATTTTCCTCCACCTCTTGCTCCACCATAACAAGTATATTTTGCTTCGCTTTTGCAAAATTCCTCTTGCTTCGGATATAGTTTTGGTACTCTATATTCCATTACTGAGATAACTCCTCTACTTCCCTATCCATTTTTATGTTTATATCTGTATTTACTGTACTTTTTCCTTCAGCCAGATTTCGTTTATCATACAGTGTTCCTAATGCTGTTGTTATTTCTGATAAATTGTTTAATTGCATTTTTGCTATTTTATTTACAATAGATTTTTTCTTAGTTTCATTCATATCTGATTTATCTATTGACCATACTTCTTCTATTATCTCATCAAGTTCATCTTGATTTTCTAGTGCCATATCTAATCGTCTTTCTAATAGTGTAGTGGCTTTATTTATTATCTTTGTTGCATTTGATACAAACTCATCTTTTTTTATAGCACATAGTTCCACAAATTCTTCTTTATCTTTGTTTTCTTTATATATCTTTTCTACTGTTGTTGCAGGTATATTTAATTGCTTTGATGTCTCTGCATAATTATTCGTACTAAACATACTTATCATTATCTTATATATTGTTTCATTATCTGTTTTCTTTCCTTTTGCCATATCTATCTCCACTCATCTTCTATTTTTCTATATAGTTATTCACATAATACACATTTCTTTATCATATAAAAGCAATGCACTTGCTCTTTTTCTAAATTTACAACTTCTAAAAAAGAACAGTTTCTGCAACTAACTGGCAAACTGTTCTTTAACTTTCTTAAATTATCTCTATCTATATACTTTTGTTCTTCTTCTATCATCTTTATTGTACTCCTGCAATCATTTAGTTTACATTCTTTACATTTCCTATTTTGTTCTGAGCATATTTTATTATCTATTAGACATTGTTCCATATATGATACCTCTTTTGTTTTTTCATAATCTTGCCTTTACATCACACCTCTTAATAACTATCTCTAACCCTAAAAGAAACTAATGTTATTTGGCAATACTCATTCCATTTAACTGCTTCTTTTCTTGTTTCTCTCCAACTTATTCCATGTTCGCTTTCATCATTTTGTTCTTTTCCATTTTTACTCTCCTTTGTAATTATATTAGTATTAACTGCAAAAATTCCGCCGCAAATCCAATACGAAATTTAAGTTAATTTTAAGATACCTTTAATTTCGGCAAAAGTCAAGTAAAAAAATAAAAAAGGTAGAATTTAGTAGTACAAACTTAAAGA